TTTGCGATCAAAGATTTCCTTCATCGCATCCTTGCTATCCGCGTTTTCGTTATAATCGCGATTGACGAGACTGGCCCGTTTTTCGCGATGCTCAGCATTCATCTTGAGGATGTTTTCGTTGTGATTACTCATCATGCCATCAGACCCGGGACGCCATTTCTTGCCCGACTTGTTCATCTCTTCAAGCTGAGCACCACTGATGGCATTACTGGCGTTGATACCACCACCAGCACCTGGAAGGGTGACCCCGCTGAAATCAAAGTTTGAACCGTACATGATTAAGCTCCTGGCCAGGTGATTTTGCGAACGTTGAACTTTTGATTCAGTTCCTCGGTCTGGATTTGCGTAAGTTCCGAAAACTCTTCCAAAGTTAACGGGTGCAGTTTTTTATTTTTGACAACCCCGTATAAATATTTTGTATCTTGCGGAGATCCAAATCCCAACCCCATCAACATCTTAGTTCGAGTTTGAATCTCCTCTTCAGGGCCTTTCATATCCATGATGCCCTTGATGATGAAGTTTTCTGGGAGGTTATCAAGAACCACATCCCAGATCTTTTTTAACGCTCGAGAGGGGCCAAATTTATCAACGTCTTCAGAGGCATAGCGTACCGAATCATTCACCTTGAACCGCCAGCATCTCCCATTGACAAAGAGAGAAATCTTATACTTCTCAGTTTCAGTGATTAGGACAATCTCCGGTCGATCATGAAGAAGAACCAGAGTGGAATCGGGGACGTATTTGCGCAAAACATTTACAAACACTTCGGCGTCTTCTAGAAACTCCCGATACGTTGAGTACTCAGGCTCTTGCAAACGCTCGTTGATGCGAACCGTATACTCCACTTGAAGTTCACGCTCTCTTTGTATAGTCTCAGCTGACCGGAGGGATACCATGTTCAGGGTCGTCTAGATGAATGCTTTTACCCGGATTATTCTTCCTCTTCGTCGGAATCATCACCCGTAATCTCACTAACTAGGTGCTCAATTTCCTCGTCACTCATCTCGTCGATTTCACCATCTCCGTCAACAACTTCTCCGGACAGGTAGTCGTTGGGGTTGAAAGGGGCTTTGAGGTCATCCTCGGGACCTTTGCCGCTGGGGTATTTCCAGAGACCTGTGTGCTCAATCCAGGGAGATGTGTTTGTTACAACGTTAGTGGGTAAACCGGAGTTGTTTGCAACTTCATCTTGATCGGGAGAAGCCAGTTGCTGGGCATAGGCGGCCCGGAAAGCTTCGATAGCCTCGGCGTCAAAGTCGCCGCCAATACGATTGGTCATGTTGGTTGATTACCTTTTTTGGATTTTACCCGATTGCGATTGTAGCATTTTGCTATTTCCCATGAGCTTCTCCTTATACTTGTCAACGGTATGCTTGACCTCTGCCTTAAGCTTGCCTTCCTTGATAAGACGCTCTTTTTTCTCCTTGTCGGTTTCTTCGGGCTCTTTGACTTCTGGGATTTCAACTTCCTCGTCAAGTTCGAGAATGTCCGCATCAACCCCCTCAGGGTGTGTCTCTTGAGTGAGGCGATCAAGCAACGCATCAAAATGATCGCGGAGTTTGCGCCGGCATACTCCGTCTACAGAGATACTCATTGGGCCACACGGTAAGCGGTGGCGTTCTATTTCTTTTTTAGGGTTCATGCTCCGGTCCTGCGTGGCATCCATCCGTCTGGATAGGCATGGTAATGCTTACCCTTTTTCTTTTCCAGTCGGGGATTGGGGTCTTGTTTATTTGCCTCTCTCATGGCAGTAATCATTGTATCTCGCATAGAGCGTAGGTGCTCCCTAGGAACAGTGCAATGCTTGCTATCGCGAAAAGAGCGGTAAGTGTGAGCAACATCCGAAGGGTCATCGTTCTGTAACATCATGTTCCAGACGCCGAGAGCCTGGGGGTCAGAGAGAATATGTTTTGAAAGTTTTTGCTCTATTTCTGAGCGGTCGGGTCGGCGGAAACGGGTGTCTTTTCTCATTGCGGTTAGCTACCTAAAAAGTCTAACAAACCTTTTTCCTCTTCTCCTAATATTTTTTCAACTTGAGAGTTTACGAACTTTCGTATGTCTCCCTTGATGGGGGTTTGTCTTGGAGTAGTGCCCTGGAAGGGCATATCATTAACTGTCAGCAGACGCTGTTGAATTGCGTTCATTCTTCCTGCAAGTTCCATGATCTTTTTACTTCCAGCATCCCCTTGTGTCTCCCAGCGAGAAATGGCTTCTGCCATCCTGTTTGCGACATTACTTGCCTTGGCAGCGGGCCACCCTTGATCTTTATCCCCATACCACCGCAAGGCGACTTGGCCTCTTCCCGTTGGTCCCATAGTCACGCCTCCCGGAGCATTGGTCCAGGTTCTAACAATGTGAGCTATAAGGGAAGCCCTGTCAGATGCCTTTAGTTCACTTGCAGGAATGTTAGAAATCGTCTTTAAGATTGACGCCACTGGAATACTTTTTTGTTGGATCTGCTGTAAATAAGTCTCTTTACCCATTTTAGAGGTAAATTTAGCATTATAGCTTGCTTCAGTTACTCTACCATTGGCATCAAACTCTAGACCTTGGAAAATCCCCTTGGGGTTTTTTGTAGATAGGTAGTCTATGGGGCTGGCTGACTTGGCCTGATTTATCCGGGATGCCGTAAAAGCCTTATTGCCCCCCACATTGGCCACGCCAAATTCCCTTCCGACTTTCTCCGGAACCATGTGTTCCATATCCGCTTGTAGAACATTGAGTTTGAGCCCGGTGTAAGGGTCTACAAACTTGGACTCCAAAAGCTCTCTCAGGTTAGATCTCAACCAACGTTTTTGTACTTCCGTAGACGTACCAACGTCCGTTCCTTTCGGAATCGCTAAAGAGGTGGGGAAGTCAGTGTCATAAATGTTGGGGGTGGTAACTTTACCCGCCTTCAGTAGATAGGTTGTTGCCGTCGAGGAAAGGAGAGATTCGGCCACTAAAAGCTGACCATCCGTGGCTTTACCGCGAGTGATGTTTACCCTTTTTGCCTCGGCCATTGCTTTATTATATTGCTCTTGCGTAAGTTCTCCTTTCTGCAACTTAGTCATCACTTCCTGCATCCGGTCAATCCGTTCTTGGGATTTTGGAGAGGCCAAAGCATTTAATTCTTCCCGAGTTGTCCGATTAGCAGATTGTTTTCCATAGGTGTAGTCAAACACATCCTTCACAGTCTCCCTAAGGATCTTACTCCTTTCGGCTCGATTTGGTACTTCCTCTCTTAGTTTGGCTAAACCTTCCTTCATTGTCTCCCGTTTTTTCTCTATGCCAGCATCTTTAACGACCTTCTTAATCTCTTTAGCAGTGGTTCCAGATGCTCGGTCTTTGTCCAGATTTTCTCTCTTATTTTTGATATTCTCTAGACCAGTTGCCTGTAGAAACTTTCGTTGTGCTTCTCTTTCGCTAATGTTGCCTTTGCGCATCTCCGTAACCAGATAGTTACGCACGGAGGATACAGATTTGGAAACAGTTACTGGCAGATCCAGCACACAGTCTTTACGATAGAAAATGCAAGCCGCACCGCAAGATTTCCCTCTTTTACACCGGTCACGCTTTGCACCGTAAATTCCACGAGCTGCCGCACCACGCTCAGCGCTGGATTTCTCTCCCTCGGTAACCTGTCCAGTTCCCCACGAAAAGTCAAAGAAGGAAGCATCGCCCTTCACTTCGGCAAAATTGTTTGAAACCTTTTCGTTTAAACGATGCTTCACTTCCATGTCAGTCTTCGTATCTATCTAAAATGTGTGCGATAACCGAGTTGCGAACAATGTCTTCCTTGGCGAACTCAACGATCCCCACTTCAGACAGGTGGCGAAGGCGATGAATGGCGTCCACAAGACCATTTTCACGGCGGAATACTTCCATATCGGTTTGCTTGGTATCACCGATTAGCAGAATCTTGGAGTCTTTGCCTACGCGAGTAAGTACGGTCTTGATCTGCGAGGGGAGGAAATTCTGCGATTCGTCAACGATGATAAAGGCGTTGTTAAGGGAGCGCCCCCGAATATCTTCCAAGAGAACCGGCTCAATAATCTTCTTATTTAGAAGGTATTCTGCAGCGCCTTGAGAGCGCATAATGCAAGGCAGGTTGTCTAAAACAGGGGCAATCAGCGGAGCAATCTTCTCCGACAGATCCCCTGGGAGAGCGCCTCGTCCTCGTTGGAACTCCACGCCTACATCGCTACGGACGTAATATACTTTATCGAACTGCCCTTGGGCTATTCCAAAAAGACCGTAATGAAGCGCGATTAGGGTCTTACCTGTTCCGGCATGGCCAGAAGCGATGGTGACGGTGTTGCGCTTGAGTGTGTTCCAAAGCTCTTCCTGTCGCCAAGTCAGGAACTTGGGTGGCTGAACATCCATTCCTTTGGAGTAGGATTGTTCTAACATCTGAGCATTTTCAGCGCGACGGGATTTGCGCTTTTCCTTAGAATTTAACATGAAGGTGAGATGGCAGTCGGTGGGTAATAAAAACTCTTTGCTGCTTAAAAGGATTACATCCTGCTCACCCCCTTGAAATATATCCTGTGACATTGGAGGACTGTCTCAGGGACTCATAGATTTTACCCCTCAGAGCATCCGCCATTCATTCCTCTCTAGCAGCCACTGAATGTGATCAGTGCCAGCGCTCGGTAAAATCCGACCAGCCTCCAGCACCACCGCAGAACTCGGTAAACTTCTTTTGAGTTGGATTCTCTCTATGTGCTTTTTCAAGGTAGCGGTCTGCTGCGAAGTCAGTAATCAAAACTTTGGTTCCAAAGTCCTCTTGCATCATGCTCGGGACGTTATCGGGGTTGGGCTTAATGGCCATTTGCTGTCTATGTAGAGAACATAGAACTTTTAGATTATAGTGGTGGTTCAGCTATCACCACTTAGAGGTCCGTATCGTAACCAATGTTTCGGTTTCCGCCACGAATGCCACGCAGGAAGGCAGAACGTGTATCCGCCTCTCCACTCACAGCATCGTAGTCCGGATCGTTAAACATATGATCAGAAGGGAACATCCTCATCCGCCCACGAGAAAGGTTTTCAAAGACACTCTTGTTTCCGAAACCGCTACGTGTCAGGTCTCCATAGAAGCGCTTATTTTGTATAATAGAGTCTTGAAGCCCCTTGTCAACCGTATCCAACTTCATTGAGAAGTAAGTCAATGCCCAGGTAAAAGCATCAGTTCGATCATCGTGCTTCACATAGGGGAAGGCCGTGAGCTCCTTCACAAAAGGATCAATCCAGTCCCCCTCAATAAACTTGACACGATTAAACTCCATCAAAGGAGCCACTGCTTGGAGGCGCGTAGTCTTGGATTTGAGGGGTTTCATTTCCTCGATGGGAATCTTTGCCTCTTTCTTGAGCATTTGAATCAGTGACTGACCGGAGGCGGCTTTTTCAATGCAGAGGACCCGTGCCTCGTAGAAAGAGTATAAATGTTTCACCTTTGCGATGAGGTCCGGGAACCCAAGCCTTCCTGTGATAATCTCTCGAATGTAGACCGTGCCTGGGAATCGGTGGGAGATTGAGGCAACGCAAATGGCTGTTTCATCTGCCATCTCCTTTTCGGAAAAGGCACAGTCAACGGCAAGCCAAGTCAAATCAAAACCGGGACACTTGTCCGCCTCAAGGGTGCAGACCCAGCTATCCTTAATGATTTGCCCCTCAGCAGCTACTGGGCGCCCTTGGTAAAGAGCCGAGAATGCGAAAGAACCCATGGTCTTCTTCTGAGCCATGAGCATATCTACGGTGAACGCAGTGTTGCTCGGCCAGTGACTCTCACCGAGTTCACGCTCCAGGGGGTCCTCATTGGCTTGCTCAGGCGTCTCAATCAGGCCCGCAATGTTTACCCAGCGCCAACCATTGGGGTTCTCTTCCTCATCGTAAAGTCCATCATTCTCAATAAGAACACCGTGCAAATCACGCTCGTGGAACCGCGTAGCAATAACCAGCTGACACCAGTTATTAGTACGTCGGGTAGATGCCTGCTCACCCCACCATGACTCGAGCTCGTCCAGGGCGGCTTTTGATGTAGAGTCTTTCAGCGGGTCGTCTACAATCATTGCGCCCACGCCCGGGCTCGTGATGTTTGTGGTCCCTGCTGTGAAACCCGTAAGCACACCACCCACAGATGTAGGGAGGATGTAACCTCCCCCCAACATATCATATTTGGAGTCGGGTGCAAAACCCTTCCACTCCGGAAAAATCTTTCGAAACTCCGGAGCTTTCATCATTGCGATGGCATCTCGGAAGAACTTGTTTGAAAGTTGTTGTCCGTAGGATGCAATGATGTGTTGTGTCTGTTGGTCGCGCCCAAGCAACCACGCCACAAACATCGAGGCAAGCATTGACTTACCTGAGCGTGGAGGACAAGATACGATTAGGCGTTTGTACTTCCTTGTTGCAAGGTCTTCAAAGGCAGATGCGATAATCTCGTGGAATGCAACGACCTTTAAATCACCCTTCTTCATAATGTCACAGAATGCCAGAAAGCAGTTCTGCGCGGCTTTATATTTATATTCTTCGATAACGGAGGCCGGGGCCT